CAGAATGTGTGTCAAAGCTAGTAGCAGGACGAACATTGGAAATACGTAAATAATTCATTATAATAAGTTATGTTAGAAGCAGAAAAAATAAAATCGAATTGGGAACGCTATCGAGGATTAGTTAATACATTATTTCCTACGCGTAAAGATGCATTAAATAAGATGTATGATGATTTCGAAGATCGAATGGCGTTGATGCCAGCATCTTCCATGGAACATTTTCATAATGCATTTGCCGGCGGTTATGTAGACCACGTACTTCGTGTAATGGATTGTGCATTAACTTTGCATAATACATGGACAGTTTGCGGTGCTGATATGTCTGGTTATACTGAAGAAGAATTGTTGTTTGCTGCGATGCATCATGATTTAGGTAAAGCAGGATTTCCAGGCGAAGGTAATGAAGTATATCAAGTAGAAACTTCAGATTGGCATCGTAAGAATCAAGGTAAATTATATAAATCAAATTCAAATATTCCATTCACAATGGTTCCAGATTTATCAATTTGGTTGTTGCAAGAATATGGTATTAAAATGTCTTGGAATGAATATCAAGCAATCAAGATTCATGACGGAATGTATGATGAAGCAAATAAACCGTATTTTGTTGCTAGATCGCCTCAAGCTAAAATGAAAACAAATTTGCCAATCATTTTGCACCACGCAGACCATATGGCTTCTACTATTGAATATGAACGTTGGAGAAATGCAAAAACATCATCTCCGGCGCCTGTTGCAGAAAAAAGCAAAACGCAAAAAAGTAATGGTTTAAAAAATCTAGCTGAAAATAATCCAGATGTAGAAAAAACATTAACGGATATATTTAGTGCATTTAATCAGGATTAACATGACAATTTTTTTATCATTAACATCATTAGTATTTTTAGCAACAACGGGATACTTTGCATATCGTGCTTATGTATTAGCCGGGTTATTAGCAGACGAACAAGAATATACAGAACAAGTTGAATTAACAAACGGATACATGTATTCTAAAATTATCGAGGCATATAATTCAATGCAACAAATTGACCGTTTAGGTGCATTTGAAAAAGATGACGAAGCAGGAACTACGTTTTCAATGTTGAAACAAACAATTGACGAACTTAAAGAGGAATTTAATGGCCAAGAAGAAGAAAAGTAATAATTATTTTACTAAGATTACTGAGATTGCAATTTTAGCATATAATAAATCTGATAATCCTGGCTCTAGGGAACGAATATACAGAAGATTTATATTTCCAGCTTTCATGAAGTTAGCAGAAAATTTAATCAATAAAATGAAACCAGATTATATTGATTCTTCATTTCATGATTTGCAAACCGACTTAGTTACTTTTCTTACCGCTCGTTTAGACAAATTTAATCCAAATGCCGGTAAAGCATATTCTTATTATACAAGAACATCATTTAACTATCTAATTGCAGAAAACCAAAAAGGTTATGCAAAGATAAAAGCAGATACACAAACTATTGATATTGATGAACAACGCAATGTTATGACAGAAATGCATAATGATGAAATGCGAGAAACGTTGCAATATTTTATGGATGCGTATATTGACTATTGTTATGACAATTTAAACTATATTTTTTCAAATCCAACGGATATACATGTTGCTGATTCAGTATTGCATATTTTTGAGACTCGAGAAAATATTGAAGAGTTCAATAAAAAAGCACTTTATATCTTTATAAGAGAACGTACTGGGTTAGAAACAACTAATATTACTCGCGTTATAAAAGTATTAAAAGATATCTACGAAACTAAATTTAAAGAATACGAACGTACAGACTTCATAAAATTGCCATTTTGATATTTATATTTATATAAATGTTACAAAAATGGACAAAAACGAAGAAATATTCAAGGGGACTACCTTTTCAGATTTAATGTCTGACGTATATCACAACAGCAAGAAAAAAGACCGACAAATCAATCAACTTATTGGTCAATTACAGCCATTAATACGAAATGCATCTGATGCAACAATAATTGTTCCGTTAATTAAAGAATACTTAGATGTTGCAGTTAAAAATGATGATCATTTAGTAAAATTAACTGCTATTGTACAAAGATATATTTCTACTAAGCAAACTATTGCTGGTGCTGATTCTCTTTTATCAGACGAAGAAAAACAACAATTATTAAAGATTGCTGAAACAACATTAGAAACTGAATTAAATGATGAAATTTCAGTTTTGCAAGATTTAGATCAGCGAGAAACAAATTTGTTAAATAAAGTTGAACAAGCAAAATCTAAATTAACAGATACTGATGTATAATAGCGTTTATCCAAATCCGGTCCCATTCTACATTGCTGAAGTTGTTTCAGTTGATGAAAACACTTACAACTTAGATTTAGATCGAGAACAAGAAGAAGATTCTGAAAAAACTAAAAATGTAAGAATCATTTATCAAATTGAAGGATTCTTAATTACGCCCGGACGGCGTATTCCTATTTCTGCTAAGCCAGCTGATTTAAACAATATAAAAATTCCATTAAACGGAGAACATGTTTTAGTTTTTCAAGGATTTAGATCTGATTCAAATTTCAATCAACAAGAAACAGAATGGTATTATCTAAATGGATTATCAATTGCATCTAATGTAAATCTAAATTCAATACCAGGTATTATCGATACTAGCCAAATTGACACTCCTCCGGGTTTAACATTTACAGAACGAATAATATCAAATTTACAATTATTCGAAGGTGACGTTGTAACACAAGGTCGTTGGGGCAACAGTATACGCTTTGGCAGCACTGTAAAAACTGACAATGTTAAATTGGAAAAACAACCCAATTGGATAGGAGATAATGCAGGAGATCCTATCATTGTTATATCAAATGGTAGAAAAAATGAAGATCCGTTTGAGTCGGAACAACTTACAGATGCTGCATCTTTATATTTAACATCAACACAAAGTTTTCCAAAATTACATTTAGGTTCTGAGAATGAAAAAAATCCATTAACATGTTTTGCGCCTAATGAAAGTCAATTTAAACAATCACAATTTATTGGAATTGCTGATCGTATTATATTAAAAGCAAAAACAGATATTGCTATAATTGATTCTCCGCGCGGTATCATATTAAATACAAAAGGAGAAATTAAATTAGGTAATGATGATGCTAAACAATCAATGGTTCATGGTGATATTTTATTAGAAACATTACAAGCCATTCTTAATCAGTTACGTACTCCAATTCAGTGCGGGACAATGACAGGAACATTCTTAAGTACGTCACAAATTACACGTGCACAAAAAAACTTGCAAGAGTTATTAAGTTCAAAATATTTTATTTCAAAAGAAACATATTAATATATGAGTGCTATCATTCCACCATTAGACATTATTCCAAAACTACCCGGTAAAGGAATTAATCTTGCTGTACAGCAATTTGACAAATTAACTGATAAATTATTACAGGATGTATTGAAAGCATTAAAAGATAGTATTAAAATTGCTAGTAATAATGCAAAATGTTCAGATCCGGAAGTTAAAAAAATAAAACAAGATTTAGAAAAAATAAAACAACAAATACAAAAAATACAACAGCAAATACCTAAAGTTCAAACAGCAATTAGCACATTAAAAACTATAGCTACTACGGCACAAGCTGTTAATGCTGCTATTGCAGCAGCTCAATTATTGAATCCAGTTACCGCTCCATTATTTATTGCAACTCAATTACAATTAATACAAACTGCAACTGTAGTGAATGCAGTAGAATCATTGCAACAACTTTCCGCAGTTCCTACTACGGTTGCTTCTAAATTAGCATCCGTTGTTCCTGCATTAACCTCTGCAATTGGCAATGTTGCTGGAGCATGTAATGGAGAAGGAAATGAAATTGAATTATCTGAAGATATTTTAAATGAATTAAATAATAGAACGGGAGATGATTCGAATCTAGATTATGATGCATCAGAGTGGTATACGGAACAAAATGTCTCCGATGAAGATTTATCTAGTTTAGATGATATTTTAAATGGACAACGTACGTTATTACGATCAATAATTGAAGCACCTAGTGTAGTTTATAAAGATAACGGAGATCCAGACGTAAGTGTCGGCAAACCGGGAGATTATTATATAGATTTACAAAATCAATTAATATATGGACCAAAATTAGAAAATAATTGGGGATCGGGCGTAAACTACTAATTACAATATTTATATATAAAAGATTCATATGGATTCAAAAACATTGATAAAAGCACTTAAAACAGCTGTGCGCGAAGTTATAAAAGAAGAATTAACTGAAATTCTTCGTGAAGGGTTACAATCTACAATTAATGAAATGAAATCTACATCTCATATTGAAAAACAACGTACGACATCAAAATCGATGCCACAGCCGCCAGTTAAAAATAAAGTACAATTCAAATCAACAGGATTTGCTGATATTTTAAATGAAACACCATCGATGAAAGAAGGATCTCCTTCTGTTTCAAGTTTTTCGGAATTAATGTCTGAAAATTATCGAGATTTATCATTTACATCTGCAGATGCAGCAGGCTTTGGAATGGCACGACAAAATCAAATGCCGGCTCAAAATGCTGCTCCAGCTGTAATGCACGATCCAGAAACGGGGAAATCATTTGATGTTGATCCAATTGTTGCAAAAGCATTAAATCGTAATTATTCTGATTTGATGAAAGCTATTGACAAGAAAAAAGGTAAATAATGGGATATATTGTAGTACCAGCGGTTGAAACTAATGTTACATCTTCTGTTTTATACGGGGTTAACATTGATTTTCAGCAAGCTAATATTTTTGCTAGTACACAAACAATTCAACAAGAAGCTTCTGCACAATTCAGAAACTTACTTTTAACATTCCCAGGAGAACGTTATCTTAATCCAACATTTGGATGTAATTTAAAAAAAATTATATTTGAACCAAATGTAGCTACAATTAAAGAAGAAATTAATAGTATAATAAAAGGCGCCACATCATTTTTTCTGTCATTTATTAATATTGAACGAATAGAAGTAATTACAGCTGAAGATGATCCATCGATGAATAATGATGTTTCAATAAAAATAACATTTACGGTTAATGAATCAGATAATAGTCAAACTATTACAGTAACAGGAACGGAATCTGGAAATATTACCGTAACAGGAGGATAAAAGAATAATGGAAACTAAAAAAGACGTATCATATATAGGAAAAGATTTTGGTCAATTTAAGAAAAACTTAGTTGATTTTACTAAACAATACTTTCCTAGTACATACACTTCTTTTAATGAAGGCTCAGTTGGTAATATTTTTATTGAATTATCTGCATATGTAGGTGACGTTCTTAGTTTTTATACTGATACTAATTTACGAGAATCATTTTTAAATCAAGCAACAGAGCGTGGTAATATTTTTGATTTAGCTAATACATTAGGCTATAAGGTACGAGCAGCTGCTCCGGCAACAGTAACATTAGATGTTTTTCAATTAGTTCCCGCATCTGGTAGTGGTGCATTAGTAATTCCAGATTATCGATATGCATTATCAATACGAAGTGGAATGACTGTTACAAACAATTCGTCAAATGTTTCGTTCAGGACATTAGATGCAATAAGTTTTAATTTTTCTTCATCATATGACCCAACTGAAGTAACTGTATATGAAGTTGATCCTACAACTAAAACACCAACATACTTTTTATTAAAGAAACAAGTTAAAGCAGTATCTGGCGAAATAAAAACTAGAGCATTTACATTTACAAATCCATTACCATATGACAAAGTAGTTTTACCTGATATTAATATTGTAGAAGTTTTATCAGTTGAAGAATCAGATGGCGATAATTGGTATGAAGTTCCTTACTTGGCTCAAGATACTATATTCGAAGATGTTCCTAATTTAGTGGAAAATGATCCGGAATTGTATGTATATAGATCAGGTGCACCTAGTTTATTAAAATTAAGAAAAACGGCAAAACGATTTGTACGTCGTTTACGAACTGATAGTTTAACAGAATTACAATTCGGAGCAGGAATTTCAGATAATAATGATGAAGAAATTATTCCTAATCCAGACAATGTAGGAAATGGATTGGCTCAATTCAGAAGAGCAATTGATGTTGATATTGACCCTGCAAACTTTTTATATACTAGAACGTACGGTCAAGCACCATCGAATACAACATTAACTGTAACATATACGGTATCAAAAGGAATTGAAGAAAATGTTGCTTCAAATACTTTAACTAAAGTACAAAGAATATTATATGATGATAATATCAATGCAGTACTTAGTGGAAACATGTTAAATTTCGTAAAAACATCAGTAGCTGTTAATAATCCGGCTCCGGCAGCTGGCGCTAAGTCAGAAGAAAGCTTAACTGATATTAAAAATAATGCAATGTCTTATTTTGCTACACAGAATCGTTTGGTAACTAAAGAAGACTATGTAGTACGAGCATATTCAATGCCAAGTAAATTTGGAAGTGTTGCAAAAGCATATATCGTTCCAGATGATCAAATTTCACAACAACAAAATGTATCATCCAGAATTCCAAATCCATTAGCATTAAACATGTATGTTTTAGGATATGATTCAAACAAGTATTTAACTGAATTAAATGATGCAGTAAAAGAAAATTTAAAAACATACTTAGGATATTATAGAATTTTAACTGATGCTATTAATATTAAAGATGCATTTATTATTAATATTGGAATTGATTTTGAAATTTCCGTACTTCCTAATTATAATAGCAATGAAGTTTTATTAAAATGCGTTAATTCATTGACTAGTATGTTTGATATTGATAAATGGCAAATTAATCAACCAATTATGAAATCAGATATTACTACAACTCTTGCTAATATAAAAGGCGTACAAAGTGTTATAGGAGTAAAATTCTTAAATCTATTTGATACAGATTTTGGTTATTCCGGAAATGTTTATGACTTACAAACTGCTACTAGAAATGGCATTATTTATCCGTCATTAGATCCTAGTATATTCGAAGTTAAGTATCCTACTCAGGATATTCGAGGACGCGTGGTAAGTTATTAAGTTCTGGATATTTATACTAAAAGTATATTATGTTTAGAATATTTTATCCCGAATCCGATGCTACTGTATATGAAAGTTTTCAAACCGTTAATACTGGTTTAGATGAAATTCTAGAAATAGGAAAACAACTTGGAACTGATGGTAGTACTTTACAGAAATCCAGAGCGTTAGTTAAATTCAATGTAGATGAAATTACTGATGTAGTATCTAAATATAACGTTAACGTTAATTCTTGCAAATTTGTATTACAACTTTATACTAGTTTTGCAAAAAATTTACCGGCACAATATACATTAGAATCAAAATTAGTTGCACAGCCATGGATAAATGGTACAGGTTATTTAAGTTCTAACCCAGTTGTTACTAACGGTATTACATGGGCAACGCCATACTCATCATGGTCATTAGATTCAAAATCAGGTTCTTTATGGATTTCTAGTTCACAACAAATTGAATTAGGATCATCTGGTATATACGTATCCGGATCAGGAGAAGGTGGCAGTTGGTTATATAGTACAGGTAGTACTTCATTTTCTAGTTCATATGATTATTCATATCAAACTACGGATTTGACATTAGATGTGTCTGATTCTATATTAAAATGGATAAGTGGTAGCAATAGTCAATCAATTGAAAATAATGGATTTATACTTAAGTTTTCAGATGCTGATGAGGCAAATGCTTCAATAACAGGATATATACAATATTTTAGTAAAGAAACTCATACCATATATGTTCCTAAATTGACCATGTATTGGAATGATACATCATATTCTTCATCATTATCACAAACTAATTTAGATTCTTATGTTATTTTTACTAAATTAAAATCAGAATATAAAGATACAGAAATAGTTAAGTTGAGAATTTATGCTCGAGATAAATATCCGCAAAAATCTCCAACTAATTTGTTTCCATCTCAAACCGTTAAACGCCTTCCTGCTACAACGTATTATGCAATTCGAGATGCTGCTACAGAAGAATACATAATTCCGTACGATAATATTTATACTAAAGTAAGTTGCGATAATACTAGTAACTTCATTTACGTTGATATGAACGGATTAATGCCAGAACGTTATTATCGTTTAGAATTCAAAATTGTAGATGGATTTACGGAACAGTATGTTGATGACGAAATTTATTTTAAAGTAGTTAGATAATGGCAGAAAACAAACGAAATATTATAGCATTAGATCCGCAGAAGTTACGAATACAAGCAACATATAAAATAAATGGCTTAACTGTAACATCGAATGATAGAAATATTATTCCTCGCGATGCAGCTGGAAATATTATTTTACAAGAAAATGTACAAAATCCATTACTTATTATTGAGCCAGTTGCAACAAAAATAACAACGGACTCAGTACTTAAAGTTTTAGATACTAGATTTAATTATTATAAATTTCCTGTTACTATTATTGAAACTGCGTCAGATGATCTAGATTTAAGTATAGACACTGATATATTGTCTGTTGAATTAAAATTACCAGTTGCAGTTGATGATAGAAATCAACCAGCTCCATGGGAACCAATTAATACATCATATTCAAGTGATTGGTTTTATTCAAACGGATTTGAATCATCTGGGTTTAGAGAATTGCCATTTACTGGAGGAGTTCAGCCTAGAGTTAATGCATATACTTTAACTAAATCAACTATTGATTCATTAAAACTTCAAAATAAAACTTTAAAATTTACTATACAAACTCAATTCGTAGCTCAAAATGGAAATATCGATACTGGATTTGTTATTCGAATAAATCGCGATAATGTAAAATCATATCGTCCATGGTTATTTCCTATTCCAGAAATAAGAACTTTACAAACACCAGAACATGGATATCCGGTATTAGGTATGGAGTTTATATTAAATGCGGATGACTTTGTAGAAGATGATGTATTTACTATTTTAGCAGTTTCCGGAAATCCTGCATATTCGTTAAATGATAAAGCATATTGGAAGATAGAAGCAGTTGATATACCAAAAACTCCTCCATTATTTGGAATTGATAATAAATCAGGAGTATATAATGTATTTAGTAACGGAGAAACTGTAACTTTAAATTCAGTTACATATGATTCGACGGGCGAAATCATAACTGAAATAGGAAGAAAAGAACCAGGTTCAGTTAATTTTATAAAAACAAATTAAAAAGATGTTTAAATGTTAACACAATATAAAAATATCAAACAAATACAAACAGCTTCTGGTTCTATTTCAGCTGAACGTCTATCAAAAAATAAAACTGAATTTGTAAGTTTTGATGACAATGAAGCAGTTTATTTTAATACCGATATTTTACGAAGAACTGATGATTCTAGATTAGAATTACATGTATATTCTAATGAAACTTGGATTACAGGAAATCATAAAGTACAGCCAGAAACTAAAATACCTCAGTATCGAAATAAAAAAACTAATCAATTGATTAAGTTTCCAGAACGACCGATTGCAATTGATATATACAAAGAATTTGAAAATTTAAAATTAACATCTGGCACATTTCGTATTGTAGTTAATTTCTTTAAAAACTTAATTGGTAGTTATGAATTGCCACAACTTCGAGTTGAAGAAATTTCAACAGATCGAACAGAGGTTAAATTACGTGCTATTGATGAAAACAATCCGGTATTCTTACAACAAATTACCAATTTTATACAAAAAGTTTCAACAAAACAAACATCTAGTTCAACTAAATTTTATACATCATATTTGCTAAATTTTAGTAGAAATAAATGTTTTTCTTTTGTTAATAGTGTTGTTATTGGAGAATATGTTTATGTTAAATTATTAGATCCATTACCATCTGATATTTCTGCAGATTTTAAATGTTGGATTGTTGAAGAACAAAAAGATCCATACATTGATTTAGTATCTATTGCTAAACAATTGGTAACTAAAAAATTTAATAAATTATCTAATCCAAACTGGCAAGCAGCAGATAGCACAGGATTATCATCTGAAACTGATTTTAAAACATGGACGGATTTATTAGGTTCTTCTGCGCAAACGTCACAACAAATTGTTGATTCATATTTTTCTGGTAGTTTAGCTGGGGTTGAATTAAATATTGATTATTCAGATTTTAACAACTTCATTTTTTATAGTTCCGCTCAAGAACGTTTACAGAATTTTAAATATAAATTAGAATTACTAGAATATTATTCTTCTCAGAGTTATGCAATATCTCAAATTTCAGGATCTGTAGCTACAAATAATTCACTTGAATATGAAACATATAGAACTAATTTAATAGGAGGTTTTGATAATTTTGAAAAATACTTATATTATCAATCTGAATCTAAATTTACAACATATACGATTCCATTAGAAAATCCAACCGTATTGTCATTAACTGGCAGTTATATCACGCCAGCTCCTAAAACCAATTCAACATATCCGTATTCTTTATATTCCGTAACAAGTAGTCAATTTACAACATGGTATAATGGATTAATTGATAGTGCATCATATTACGATTCATTTAATGTAAGTTCATTAGAATATACATTACCTGAGTATATACGATTTGATAGTACGCAACAACAAGCTGTAACGTTTGTTAGAATGTTAGGTCAACATTATGACATTTTGTATACGTATATAAAATATGCTTCAAAAATTTATAATAGAGAAGAAAATCCTAAATTAGGTATGCCAAATGAATTGCTATATTCAGTAGCAAAACAATTTGGTTGGACTTTATCTGATGGCAATCAACAACAAGAATTGTGGTCATATTTATTAGGAACTAATGAACAAGGAATTCCACAAACCGGATCTAATTCAATTAACGGTACTTCATTGCCAGCAAAAGAACGTACATATACAGTATGGCGAAGAATTGTAAATAATTTACCGCTTTTACTAAAATCTAAAGGTACTAAACGAAGTGTTCAAGCATTATTAGCTTGTTATGGAATTCCGCAATCTATTATTAGTATTAATGAATATGGCGGTCCTAGGTTAGAGCGCGCTCCTATATATGAGAAATTAAATTTTGATTATGCATTAGATTTACTTACTAACGTTTCTGGATCTGTAGTTATAAACTATAATAACTTACCGTTAAATGCTGTTGAACTGCGTTTCCGAACAGATAACGTACAAGATAACCCTTTTATTCCCAATTCGATGCAATTGATATCAATAGGCGGAAATATAGTTACATTAGATTTTCAAAGCGGTGATAAAGGCGTATTTACAATTAATGGCAGCAACTCAACGCAACCTATATCAGTGTATGATGGCGAATGGGCTTCATTATTAATGAGAAATAATAGTAATGGCGGTGATTTAGATATAGTTGTAAAGAAATCTAAATATGGAAAAATTGTTGCAGCAGTATCAGCATCCGAACCTGGTTGTGCATTTTTTCCATTCGGAGCTGACAGTGCTGTATTGGGCGGATCTGCAGTTTTTGGTAATAGATGGGTCGGTCAACTTCAAGAATTACGTTTTTGGTCATCTAGTTTAAATGATTCTGCATTTAATAATCACGTTAAAGCTCCTGCTGCATATGATGGAAATGTTGATGCATATGATGAACTATTATTTAGATTACCTCTTACGCAAAAAATAAATCATACATTAACAGGTAGTTTAACCGGCGTTCAACCAATGTCATCAAGTATTTCTGCGTCCTTCACCGGATGGACAAATGCAGAACCATATGATTCAATTGAAGAAACATATTATTATGATGCTATATCTTTAGGTGCTGGAACATTTGATGATAATAAAGTTAGAATTGAATCTAGTGATTTAATTGGAACATTGGATGTTAAAACAAGAGCGGAACGAAGTCAATTTGATCGAGCTCCATTAGACAGTAAAAAAATAGGAGTATATTTTTCTCCGCAAACAATGATTGATGAAGATATCATTGCTCAACTAGGATTTACTAATTTAGATGAGTATATCGGAGATCCTGGGCCTGTTGATGATAAATCATATCCGGAGTTAATACAAGTTGCGCAATCATATTGGAGAAAATATGAACAACGAAATGATATTAATGCTTATATAAAAATATTTACTTTGTTTGATTTATCATTTTTCAAACAATTAAATCAAGTATTGCCAGCTCGCGTTGATAAAACAACAGGCGTATTAATTCAACCAAATATATTAGAACGGAGTAAAGATACAATACTCCCGGAAATTAAACGATACGATTCTACATATGGTGTTATAATAACAGAAGTGCAACCAACTGCATCTGGAGATTATTTGCAATACTTAAGTTCAATTGATGGACGAGTTTTAACGATATCTGCACAAGATGATGACCAATGGCAAATGTATTTAACAGCATCAACGGCTGATAAATATGATGGCGTACAATATTCATATGAATATTTAGTATTATCTGGTAGTACTTATATTACAGCATCTACGCCATATTGGTTGAGCGAAGCATTATGTCCAGCAATTACATCATCAGTAATATCAGAATTTGCAGAATACAAAATATATATTTCATCTTCAACGACTGCAAGTTATAAACCGGCAGAAACTAGTGACTTCTATCCTGCAGGAATTGATAATCAACGTTATTCTGGAACTAAAATGACTAGTCCTGCATTTAATGTTAATTCAACACAAACATATGATGGTGGTCCTGTAGCAGAATGGAGATCAGCTAATCCTAATCAATTGATATATCAAAACAATGGTGAACAAGGAAGTTTTAGATTAGCATAAAATTTATACGAAACATATTTATATGAAATAAGGTTAAAACATTATGGGATATTTAGATAATTCTAGCGTTACGATTGACGCAATTCTAACATTAAAAGGTCGAGAATTACTAGCAAAAGGCGGAAATGCATTTAATATTACGCAGTTTGCATTAGGTGATGATGAAGTTGATTATTCATTATGGAATCCAGATCATCCACTAGGTACGGAATATTATGGAACTATTATAGAAAATATGCCAATTACTGAAGCAATACCTGACGAAACTCAGGCTTTGAAATATAAATTAGTTACATTACCTAAACAAACAACTAATATTCCAGTAATTAACGTTGGAAATACTGCGATTACATTAGCAGCTCCAGGTAATAGTGCAGTTATTGCTCCTAATACAAGCAATTTCCAAGGTGGTAATTCAAACCTAGGATATACAGCAATTTTATCAGATTCAACCGTTGCTGATATAACAGTAACAAGAGCTTTACAAAATTCAGTACTTCCTACTACTCCTAATTTTATTGGTGATAATGAAGATGCACAAAGTGTTGCAGTTGCTGGATTTGAATTCCGAATTACTGCTAAGACACAAATGCTTGAAGATAAAACAGCAACAATTACTGTAATTGGTAATGAAACGGGCGGAAGTGTAACTATTACGTTAACAGTTAAAAAAGTAACAACTGCTACAGCAGCAAATATGTAAGATAATATGAAAACAGAAAATTTCATTAAACAATTAAAACAACAAACGAGACTTGGTGCAGTACCGAGAATAAATCTTGCCGCTGCGCAAACGAGCCAAATACGACCAGTTGCAACAACGCTTACGCAACCTCGAGGTATAACAAACGTTGAACAAGCTGCAGCAGCAACTGCAACATCAGTTAATCAGCAAGTACAACAACTTGCGCAGCAACTTGCAAATCAAATGGTTGCTGAAATGCAACAATCTTCTATATTAGCTCGTAATGGTAGAACATATACAAAATTTGATACCGCAAATGATGTTATTTCAAATCAAACGGAAGTTGTTACTGCTGGTATGTGGTCAGATGGATTAGCAAGTTTAATTACACATTTTACATCTTCAGCTCAAACCACAACACAACGAAGATATTATGCAGATGTATTACATAAAGCACCTGATGAAACTGGTTCGGCTGTACAATATTCAGTTGCATTCGGACACGCTTTAGGTAGTGGATCTGACTCACAAGGTCAACTTAATGATTCACCTAGTAAAGCTATTTATTCACAATATCGACAACTTTTATTGAATCCATCAGATACACGTTTTACAACAGCTGGATCGGGAAGTACAGATTATATTTATGTAATTAATTTTAAACGTAATAGAATGAAAGAGCGTTTAGATGCTGGTAATTTTGAGATTCCATTACGCGTAATTTCTGGTTCTCGTCCTACGAATGCAACGGGTAGTGTTGCAGTCTCAGGTTCTAGAATAGTAACACTTATTGATGATTCATCATTAGCTGCACCTAAAATTGGAGATTCAGGTAAAGTTTATAATATTGTATCGGGTTCAATTAATAGTGGTGTATTTAATTCCACAGCACCAGTTTATTATGGATTAGCATATCCGGATTATGGAACAATTATATTAGATGGAAAAATGTTAGATCAACAACTTAATTTCCAAACTAATACTGGTTCAAGTTCGGAAGGAAATAATCATTTTGCACTTTTCCATTCAATTTCCGGGTCGGCTTTATTAACTAATCCATCAACATCTGACCCATATGGCTTCTTAGCACGTAATTCTGAAAAAGTTACAAGTACGCATTATTTTGTTCGAGTTAAAAATGCAGAATATAACTTTTCTAATAATCCATCTTATGTAACAGGAAGTGTTGGTCAATTATCACAAACAACTTTTGTAGGTGATCCTAAAACATATATTACTACGGTTGGTTTATATAATGATCGTCAGGAATTATTAGCAGTAGCAAAATTATCTAAGCCATTACTTAAATCATTCCAAAGAGAAGCATTGATTAGAGTTAAATTAGATTTCTAAAAAATAACAGTAATTTAGCCCCGTTATATTTATATGTATAACGGGGTTTATACTATATGGCAGAAACTAGAATACAAGATCAAGATTTTTATACAGGTATTATTCCTACTGTTTTTAAAAAAGTTGATCAATCAGATGTAAGAATTAATCCGTTTCAAACAAATAAATTTTGGTCGGTTGTATCAGGAAGTGATACGGGAAGCGCTTTGCCATTAATCGCAATATATTCAGATGTAAATAATTTACCTGCATTAGGTTCGGAATTAACATTTAATGATGCTACAAATATCGATGGAACTTTACAAACGTTAACGTATTTTTCTATTAATCATCAATTTTATAAATACAAAAAAAATCCATCACAAACATTCGGTCCTACAGACTTAAACCGTACAAAAAAATATTTATATCAATCTGCATCTATTCTTTCATTTCCACAAATACGCGTAGGAGAAGGAATTAAACCAGCATCATTTAGATTAACAGGTAGTTATTCAGTAGGTAGCGTATATGGTACTGGTACATATGGTACTGCATCATATGGTTCTTTTACTCCATTATATATTCATTCCGATCGTTATGGTAATTTATATGATACATCATTTAATACGGCATCTATTGTTACTAGATCATTAATGTATTATGAAGGATTTAATGAATATTTTGATACATCTAGAATCGAATATATATCTTCGGGAGTAACTTATCAACCAGGGGTTAAAACATTAACCGGGACGACACAATCAATTGGTTTATTAGCACAATTTGATGGTAATGGTTATATAAAAACAGAACTAGATGGATATTATGATCGTAATCACGATTATGCCGTTTCATTTTGGATTCGCGCATCAAATACAGGTAGTTCAAATAATTTAGTTATGGCTAAAGCATCTAGTTCACTTACTACACAATATCCATTTAAAATTGAAATAGATACATTAAATCAATTAGTTTTTACTATTGCAGGAAGTACTACATTTAAATCGGAACTAACATCTACTATAACAGTTGATGGAGGTGACCATGTACATGTAATATGTCAAAAAACAGGTAGTACCATGGAAATTTGGTTTGATGGTTATCAAGATATAATTACTACTAATAATTTACTTATTGATACACAATCACCATTTACTGCATCAGCAAGAATTGATAATACATCTCCATTATTTATCGGAGGGTTTGAAAGTGGATCTAACTTAACAGGAACTATTGATGAAATTCGTATTTTCAATCGAGCATTAACTGCAACAGAAATTGGTTATTTAACAGATCGATCGGAAGGCGGAACATTTTTGCAAACTAATCATGTAGGAAATATTTTTGGTAAACAAGGTGTAGCAGTTATATCAACACCTGATTATCGTTATCATAATATTCTAAACATTCCATATTCAGCATCATATCGTAGTACAAAAACAATATATGAAATGGGCATAACAGTAGAAATAGGATCGGGAGATTTTAATGCTACATTAAACCGTTCTGCTACAGCTGATGATGATAAAACATATCAATCATATGTTACTGCAAGTTCATTTGCACCATATATCACTACAATTGGTTTGTATGATGATGCTGGTCGACTTCTTGCAATTGGAAAATTAGCTCAACCAATAAGGAAACGTCCGGATGTTGATATGAATTTTTTAATTAGAGTTGATTTAGATAGGAATATATCATGATACGATTAAAACATTTATTACAAGAAATATCAGATTCTGATTTACAACGTTGTTTGGAAAAAATAAAAAATAAAAAATTCAAAGCAATTGGTGGTGGAGATAATGGTCGCGTTTATGAAATTGACGGAGAAGATAAAGTTTTTAAAATTACTAAAGAACAAGACGAATATCAAGTTGCTGATCGTATCGTAAATCAATATGATAAGTATACTTCTTTTATTCCAGTATATTATGTTAATGGTAGTGACATGTACATTATGTCAAATGCACAGCCATTGCCGGAATCTAATAAACGAGAAATTGATATGTTTATGAAAGATTTCGGCCAATTTGCTCGAGAACAAGGAGGAGAAGTTTCGATATTTGAATTCATGTTACAAACAGATTCAATTAATAAACAGTTAGATAATTTTTTAAATACACTCAAACAAGATGTTGAAAAATTAAACATTCCAGATTTAGATTTAGATTTAGATTTTCGTTCTGAAAATGTAATGGTATGGAATGGAAAAATGGTATTAGTTGATTGGTAATATATTTATAAAAAAGAAAATCATGATATGATACAGTTAAAATCATTGCTTTTAGAACAAAGAGCTAATTACGTAATTAAACCAGCTCCTAAGCGCTTAATAAATACTTCTTTAAAATATAATGGTAATGCGTTCCGCTTAAAGATAATCGGTAAAGATGAGTATAAACCAACATTTCAGGATATTAAAGCTGTATTAGATTATGATCGTTATTTCGGACCAAATTCGGAATATGCAAAAGGAAATTTTGTTTTTGTAGTATCTGATGATTTAAAAAAATCTGAAAAAAAATCGTTTTATGATATTGCAATTTATGAATTAGATAAATTACCACAACCAGTAAAAGATTTTCCCGGACAAATCATGATTGGCCAATCGAAAATGATTATGCAATCAGAATTTGAACAAGCATTTCCTACAGTTGCTAGCAATGTTAGTTCAGCATTCGATGCAGCTAATAAAGATCAATCTTCCGATTCCAATCAATCTTCTAGTTCAACAAATAAAACAGATAAAATAGAAGATTCAAATCTTACCATGAAACAAATCCGAGATACATATTTTTGGAGAAAACTGAATCCAGCTGCAGATTCTGGTACAGGTCGTGGAAATAAAATACATATACTAAAATATAATAGTACAGAAAAAAACGAGCAAAAATATACAGGTTATTCATTATGGTTCGATTTATATGAAATTTCTGATAAAGAACTAGAGGAACATTTACCTGATTATTTCGTTTTTCATAATCCAGGAAATACAACAGAACTTGGAGCATATGAAAAATTTGTAAGTGTTATGAATTCTGAACCAATTGGTGTAACATCTGCAATAACTAACATATTAACAAAACAACAATTCGATTTAATTTGGTCAAATCCTAAACCATGGACGAAAGCGCTCGAAGTATTAGGTTTTTCTAATGATGTAAATACTAATAATGATGTAAATACTAATAATGATGTAAATACCAATAATGATGTAAATACCAATAATGTAAATGATAAAACATTAGATATAACTGATGGCAGTACTACAATTAAAATTTCTAAAAAGGATTTAACTGATAATATTAGCAAAATAAAAACAGATGCTGCTTATATAAAACAGTTTCAACTTTTAATGAATCAAAGTATTACTAAAATGGTGGCTAAAAATCCATCGATAAAAACTAAAGAAATATATACAACTAGTTTTAAACCTTTCTTAGATGCAAAATCAAAATATGGCCGAACATTTGGAGATTTAACGAAAAATGCTTTGCGCACTTTAAATACTGGCTATATGAAGGGCACTTTGAAAAAAACACCCGAAGAACTAGAACTATTAACAGATGCACAATTAGAAGAAATTAGTTCAGGACTTATAGATCAATTATTTGATAATGCATTAGCTGAATCTAGAATTTCATTAAAATCTATACTTAGAGAAATTTTACTAAATGAGCAAGATGGCTTTGATTTTTCAGACGCAGACGAAATACAAACAAAACGAACTCAGAATATTAAAACACAACAAAAATCTGTAAAAACAAATAAACCACAAGATCAAAAACCACAAGATCAAAAACCTAAACCAGACGAAAAGAAAAAACAAGATCAAAAACCTAAACCAGACGAAAAGAAAAAAGAAACTCCAAAAGTTAAGTCAGCTAATAAATTAGTTCGTATGGAAAATGGTTATATTTCATGTACAAATTCAATCAATCAATTAATAAAAGAGATGGATGAGATAAGTTGGGGGATGGATGTTTTATTTAATGATTTTGGAACAAAAAAACTTTTATATGATAAAAATGTAAAAGTACGGCGTGGAATAGATAAATTACCATTAAGTGGTATAGCATCTGGGGTTACCGGAGTTTGGCGTGGATATAAACAAATTACCCCAGATTATGTAAATCAAACAGAGCGTGGTAATGGATTTGTAGATGCAGATCCTGTTTCTTGGTATTTTTCAGGAGTAAAGCCAGGTGATGTTTTAGCATTGAAAATCAAAGATATAAAAGTAGTATTTGGTACATGGAATGAAAAATGGAAATTAACAAAAGGTTTAAATCTTTTTACATATGCATGGGTAGTTAATAATAAAAAACAAGGATGTTGGGTTCCAACTACTTGGATAGAAATTGTTTAAATAAAATAAAATAAGTTATGCGAAAAAATCACTTTCATAGTTCGGGAAATTCTAAACGAGCTAATGCACTTAAATACGGATATAAATCAGGATTAGAACAAACTGTTGCAGAACAAATAAAATCTACTGAATATGATTTGAAATATGAAACAGAAATCATAAATTATATAATACCAGAACGCAAAGCAAAATACACTCCAGATTTCGTATTCGTTAAACGTAATGGTAATTTTATGTTTATAGAAACAAAAGGACGATGGACAACTGCAGACCGTCAAAAAATGAAACATGTATTAGCTTCAAATCCTGGAGTTGATATTCGAATGGTATTTCC